GAGGCGGAAACGGTGGAGATTCACAATTTGGTTCTGTAACACGTGCTGTTGGCGGCGGCGGCGGCGGATGTCAAGACGTTGGTGTGGGACGAAATGGCGCTGCTGGTGGTTCTGGTGGCGGTTCATTCTTGGCGGTAGGTGGTACTGCAACATCTGGTCAAGGTAATGCTGGTGGTAACGGTGCAAGTGACCACCCATATTTGACTACTGGTGGTGGTGGTGCAGGAGAAGTTGGTGGCATTGGTGTTGGCGACCAAAACTCTGGTAAAGGCGGAAATGGTTTATCTTCATACACCCAATGGGGACTTGCTACTGCAACGGGTGAATTGTCAAACGGTACTTACTATTACGCTGGTGGCGGCGCTGGCGGTATTATGCAAGTAACTTCATCCCAAGCAGGCGCTGGAGGTTTAGGTGGAGGCGGAAGCAATACAATTTCAGCAAACGGAAAGACTAACGGCACAGCAAATACTGGTGGTGGCGCTTCTGGTGTAAATGGCTACGCTGCTGCTACTGCAGGAGCATCTGGCGGTTCTGGTTTAGTAATCGTTCGTTACCCATCAAATTAATTTTTTGCGCCAAATAATGGTGCAAGAAGTAAATACTTTATTCTTAGTAACGATAGGAGATACTTAATCCTATGCGAGGAAACAAGGTACAAGGACGCTTCAAGATTGACTTTGAAAACAAGTCAATGGAAGAGGGCGTGGTAGACGAACTCAGAGACCCAGTAGGTACCGAGGTCGATTGGTACGTCTGGGATGAGAGCGCCCTCCAAGCAGACTACGTTAACTTTGTTGACCCCATCTATGATGTATCCAACCAGATTGATGGCAAGGGCCTCGTCTGGAAAGATGCCGTAAAGATTCCAGTTATCATGGCTCAACAACTACGTGGTACTAACACCATGAATGAACGTGGTCTTTATACCGTTGATAATTTACGCCTGGTACTAAGTGTGGCAGATATGAATCGCCTACTTCCTAACCTAGTCACAGACCCTACCTACCACATCCAAGACCGTATAGTTTTCCAGAACACAGTCTTTACTCCTACACGGGTACTGCCACGTGGTCGGTATGCTAACTTTTACTCTGTCGTTACAGTTGACTTAAGCCAATGCAACTCAGAGGAATTGGTCAACTTCCCACAATTCCAAGGCTATGCGAATTAGGAGTTTGCAATGGGTAACATTCAAGATGAGTTTGAGCCAGAATTAAATCCAGACCTCTTTGAGGAAGAGGCTGTAGAATACGATAAGCACGCACTGGATGATGACTTAGACTTTGAGGAGTAACTAATGCAAAAGAAAATATCCAAGGGAAAAGTTGAAACTGTTATGAAGGAATACAAAGAGGGCAAACTTCATAGCGGCTCTAAGAGGGGCCCTAAAGTAACTAAGAAATCTCAGGCTGTTGCAATTGCCATGAGCGAATCAGGCATGTCTAAGAAGACTAAGAAGAAAAAGAAGTGAAGAAGCCAGAGCCTATCAAGGCAAAGAAGCATCGCCATAACATTGGGGCTCATGCTGGAAAATCACCTAGCAAGAATGTCCGCACGGAGTTAACCGAGAGCAAGTACGATTCAGGTGGGCAATCTATGCGGAGAAAAAAAGGCGGAATTATTCGTAAGTCAAAACCACCCATCCGCTATAGCCACAAGAAGGCTACCTAATGCACGATACTAAACTTAAACCACCACCAGTTCCATATCCCAATGGAGGAGGACTAGCAGCAATGTCTAGCAAGCCAAGAGAATCTCATCAGTTAGAAGTAGAGGCCATGGAAGCAAAGCACAAGGCTGAACTTGCTAAGTTGAAAGAAAAGCACGCCAAAGAAAATTCTTCTCCAGTAAAGGTTAAGAAGTAATGGCAAAGACAATCAAGATTAAAGGTGAAGGCCACACCATTAAGAAGAACAAGAAGGGCGAGGTCATTGTTGACCATGCTGGTAACAAGGGTAAGTACGACAAGATTAACCTGACAAAGAAGGCTGGAGCAAGGACCATTGCTCAAGGAGTAAAGGCGACTAAAGATTGGCACAAAAATAATGGCTAAGACTGAGGCATGGACTAGAAAAGAAGGTAAGTCAGAAAAAGGCGGACTTAATGAAAGGGGACGCAAGTCCTACGAGAAGGCTCACCCTGGTTCAGACCTTAAGGCTCCAAGCAAAGACAAAGGCAACAAACGACACAAGGCATTCTGTAAAAGGATGAAGGGAATGAAGGCTAAAAACACCTCAGCCAAAACTGCTCGTGACCCTGATAGCCGCATTAACAAATCATTAAGGGCGTGGGACTGTGACTGCTAAAAAGACAGACCCATGCTGGGATGGTTACACTCAGGTAGGTATGAAGATGAAGAGTGGTAGGAAAGTTCCAAACTGCGTACCTGCAAAGGGCGTTCCAAAATCCAAGCCTAAGAAGAAAGTGAGCAAGTAGATGTGTAGTCGATGTGGATGTGGATGTAAGGCTGGTAAGCCAGCAAAGGGATGCAAGTGCAACTGTGCAACTTGCAAAGGCTCTAAGAAAAAGGCTAAGTAATGGCTAAATCATTATCTCCTAAGCAGATGAAACTTGCTGGGGCTGCAAAGCCAACAGACAAAATAACTGGTGCAGATTTTAAAGCCCTTAAAAAAGGTAAGGCAGCCAAGATGACTATGAATAAGAAAAAGGGCATGTAGTGGCCAAGAAGGAATCAGACGCCGCACAAGATGCCAAGGTCATGGCCCATATGACTCCCGTCCAGATGATTGCCTTTAAAAAGGGCGATAAGAAAATGGATGAGAATAAGGCAATGTCTCGTTCAAAGGATAAGGATAAGGATAAAGCATTAGCCAAGAAGGTTAAGAAGAAGTTCCCCGCTAAAAAGAAATAAGAGATTGCCCCACATTGTTGGGGTTTTTTCTTTATCATTGCAATATCGGTAGCCCGCTGCGGGCCCGTGCAGTCCCTCTGCTTGCGATGAAAAGGGGTTTATTATGTCTGGGTGGAAACCTTGGTGGGAAAGAGCCGCGGAGTTAAACGGCAAAGACGAAGTTGAAAACTTCATGCGTGGTGTTTTCGGCTACCGCACCAAAGACAAACAACCAATTATTGCTGGTCTTATCGCAGGCTACGTCGGTGGAAAAGTTGCTGGCAAGTCAATTGCGAAGGCCAAGAAGAAGTGAAACAAGACCACGTACACAGCGCCATTCACAAAGCCAGTTTAGAAACTTCACGCTTTGTATCAGCGCACCTACGTTCAGAGGCGCACGCCAGTAACTGGCCAGCCCACGTAACCAATAACCTTCACGCCACGTACAACAAGGACGAGGGCTTTGAAGCCAAGGTGCACTCCTCTCACCATGCAGAGGCACTTGACCATGAGTACGGCACCACCTCACGTCAGCCATCGGCTGCGGTGCGACGTGTCTCTAACCGTACCAGTGAGGCAGAGACATTCTTTGCAGGTCGAGTCTTTCGTCATCTGGAGGACTTACTATGAGTTTCTTACTTGATGAAGATGAAGCACTCCGTAACTTACTTAAGGACATGATTGTTACTGACCAGAAGTCAGTTACAGGCGCGGGTGCCACACGCACCGTTGGTGTCTGGTTTGGACAGCCTGACCAGGAAGTTCGTTCTCAGTCTTATCCCTTTATCACTATTGATATGATTGATATTGCTGAAGATGTTTCTCGTGCACATCGTGGAAAAGTTTCCCCCGCATATTATGCAAACCCAGCAACCATGGTTGCCGCAGCACAGGGTGTTCAGCAGGTATCTTATAACTCAGCAATTCACGGTAAGGATATGGACTTTCCTATACCAGTAAATATTGATTATCAAATTACTACCTATGCACGCCAGCCTCGTCATGACCGAGAAGTTTTGGCGCAATTGCTATACACAAAGATTCCATTACGCTTTGGCGTTCTATTGACAGGTGCAAATACCGTCTCTGGAACACACAGGCGCTTGGATGTTCTTGATATCTCTAAGCGGGATGTCACAGAACAAGGAAAGCGTTTATTCGTAAACGCCATAACGGTGCGTATCTCCAGTGAGATTGCACCATCTACGTTCAACAAGTTCTACAAGGTGCAAAATCTTACCGTTACAGGCACAACTGGCAGCCAAGTAATTGGTCGTGGTCAGTTTACTGCTATCAACTCGTTTACTACATCGGCACCATAAGGTCCCCCCTACCCAACTAGTTAGGAGAAATCATGGCTTATAGCCGCCCAGGTGTTTACATTAGTGAGCGCCTTCTACCCGCAACACTCCCAGGTGGAGTAACAGCAGATGCTGCTGGAGCAATTGTTGCATCTTTTGCACAAGGCCCAGAAACAGTAACCCTTGTTTCATCTTGGTATGAATTTACTAAGATTTTTGGAGGATACAACGCCTCCTACCCAGCCACCTTCCAAGTTGGCGCATTCTTTCAAAATGGTGGACGTGAACTTTACGTCAGACGCATACTTCATTCTAGTGCCGTTGCTGCTTCTTGCTCTGTTGTAAATAGTGGAGCCGTTGCAACAATGACCTTTACTTCAAAGAATGCAGGAACTGATGGAAACAATCTTCGGATTGTTGTAGAAGATGGTTCTACTGTAGGCGATTACTACACCATCTCTGTCTACAAAGAAGCAGGAGTTGCAAACAGCATTACAGACGACATCCTTCTAGAACGTTATGAGAACGTCGTTACAAACGATATAACCAGTAGTGACTATGCTGAGACAGTTATTAATATTGTCTCACCTAATATCAGCGTTGATGCAACAGCCGCTGGACTTACTTCGGGCTCTGTTTCTGGAACTTATCCACTAACAGGTGGTTCAAATGGAAGTGCTGTAGTTGCCGCAACGTACACATCATACAAGGCAACATCTGCAACGGTATGGGCAGGATTTGAATCCCTTGACCGACCACTAGTAATGATGCTTCCAGATGTAAATGCACTTGCAAGTGCAAATAGCGTCTTTGATGACGCAACTTCTTGGGCAGCATCTCATAACGGCTTTGTTGTTATTGGAACTGACCCTGATTTAACTGTTGCAAATGCAGTTTCGTTTGCAGCAGGACTTGCAGACACCAGTTTTGCTGCTGTCTATTACCCACACGTCTACATCGCTGACCCACTAGGTCGTGGCGCTGGTGCGCTACGCAAGATGGAGCCAGTCGGTGCAGTTGTAGGACTCTATCTTGCAACAGATGCTGCCCGTGGAGTGTTCAAGGCTCCAGCAGGTATCGGAAGTACCGTCCAAGGTATTGTTGCTGTAGAGAAGGCTTTCTCTTCTACAGAACTAGACACAATGAATGCAAGCACATCACCTGTAAACCCAATCCGTCAGATTCCTGGCGCTGGTTTATCAGTCATGGGTGCTCGCACACTCTTGCAAGACGGCACAGCAAACAAGTACGTCAACATGCGCCGCTCTCTTATCTACATCCGCAAGAACCTACAGAACCTTACTGAGTTTGCAATCTTTGAGAACAACGATGAGCGACTATGGACACAAATCCGTACAAGCATTAACGTCTTTCTTGGAGAATACCGAA